TCAAGTGTTGCACCGCTGCGACGTTGAACGTGGTCGTACAGTAATCTGTCCAACATTTGCTCATTGCGTTCGCTGAAAAACTGTTCCTTTATAGCCGACATCTACATGACTCTACGATTTATCATTGGCAATCTTGAACTCAGGTACTAAATAGCCATGACCGAAGCATCAACATTTCGCCATCGCGAGGTGCCCGACGACAGAAAGGACGGAACTCCTCTCCCATCAGCATTCGAATAATAAAATACATGCTGTACATTCCACATTCAGAATCCTTCATCTGAAAACGACGAGCATTGTAGGCGAGTTTCATTGCAGGGTCCTGTAGTGTGAGCCACTGCATGAATTTTTCAATTTGACCAGGAACCTCCATGCCGTATGAGTCAAAATAGTAGCAGACCTTCTTCTTCAAATCAACATAGTTGCCGACCCAGTGGCTTCCTCCTTTGTTGTGAGGGTCGAGGTTATAGATAATACCGACCTTTGACTTTCCAGCGGCTTTTAATCCGGCCATATCGAGACTGCACATTTCACTTATAAGGCACTTTGTCTTGGTCTTATTGTATGGATCGGGTGCTGCAAAATCAATTGGATAGGGGCCAAGGAACTTAAAGTCGGCTATATCTTCTTCGTACTGCTTCATGACGTTCTCAATGTTTGTACTATCGAGCCACTTATCAGGGTCGGCGCGCCACGCTTCAGGTTGAGGAGGGCGTAAATAGGCCACCTGAAGACGTTGCTTCTCAGATTCCTCGATAGGTAGGGCCTGAACAAAGGAGTATTCCTGAATTGGCCCTACACCGACCTGATGTTCAAGTTCTTTCCGAAGGGCAACCGCACTCACGCCTCCAATCTGAGACCGAAGTGTCGTCTGAGATCCTAAGACTTTCGAGGCGATTTTTTGTAATTCAGACGCAGGGATACATCCATGAGCCGGACGCTTTTTTCCGACACGGGGCCGACATTGACAGGGTCCCGGTCTATAGTGTTCTGAACTTGCTTTTTTGAGTCGTCTGGTTTTTCTGACCCCGACCATCCTATTGAAGTGTCAGATTCAAATCGTCATATGATTAGGATGGCGTATTCAATGGTCCGCTTTTGGTCGTATATTTTCACACCTCTCTTAATTCTTGTACTTGTCTTTGCAATGTTTGTCATCTTTACACTTTCGAGTGCACAAACAACGGTTGGCTCACTCATTGCGCCGGCACTCGCGATCACCTCATCCGTGGCTGCCTCTGCAGCAAATGGTGTAAAGGCCGCCACTGCTGCTGCGGTCCCTAGAGTATCCTTTTCACCTACATCAGTAGGAAGCACAACATGACGCCTACACAGATCTTTCAAATGATACTGTTGGCCATTATCCTTACAGGCCTGGGATATGTAATCTATGCCGTCGGCCAATTTGCCGGCAGCAAGGACAACCTGAATGACATTCAAAAGAATATGGGAGTGATCTTTGGAGTGACATTTGCTCTGGTTCTCATGCTCGGTATTTTCAGTTATATGTATATTCGTACGGACCCTGATGTATTCGTCCCGTTTGTCCTCTTCATGCTTTTCGTGAACATGGAGATTTCACTGATTTCAGTCAGTGCATCGGTTCTTCAGAAGATTGAATAAGGCATTCAGGTGTCCGAGGAGCCTGAATGAGGATTCCTAGAATGCGATGTTGAAGACGCGCACGCCCAGTCCAGAAAGTGTCACTGACGCCCATTTGAAGACTGATGCCCTGAATTTGAAGAGTAACACGCACGATTTGACCACGTGCGAGCACTCCCGGTTGTACATCTTCTGTCCAGACTCCATCTTTCCAGATACGAATTCCGTGCATTCCCTTTCGCTTCTCTTGAAGAGTTGATGGACAATATAAATGTAACTTGTTATTTTCTACCATCGGTTGAAAAAGCCGATAGACCTCTTCACGTGTAAACTTATTTGCTCCAAACCAAGCCGTTTGGCTGGCGCAAATAACTTCAAGAAGACTTGTTTGAATCGCTGCGAGTTTACTCGATACCCATGTCGTGGTCATGGCGAGTTCAAGACGACCGTTTGCTGGATTATATGAATCAATTAAGAGGTGTGGTAAAAGAATTGTTAGAACTGGCATGGTAACTTGACCATCGACATACGAGAGTGGCACCATCGGCTTCTTTTCACGATTTACACGTGTAACGAGCCCCCCGTGATTTATTTTTCCGAGTTCGAGTTTTTGTAACGGGACGCACCACTCCATTCTGGGTGTAAAGGCTTGACAAGTTTAGACCCAGGGAGATGCATTTGAGTTGGCGAGGTCCACCTGGTTCAGGAAAGCGATATGCCATCCATCAAGAACTCTTCAAGCGTGCCGCGGCGCGTGGGGTTCAACTGAAAATTATTACAAAACTCTGGAGTCTCGAGAAACCAAAGGAGGATGATGGAGGTGAGGATGATGAAGTGACGACAATCGCATCCAAGGACCAGATTCCATTTGAAACCTCAATGATTCATTTTGGATTTGATGTCTCCCGAATGAGTCTACAGGATCGTCATATTCTGAAGCCCATTCTTGAGCGTCTCGGAAAGGGGTCTCACGTACTCTCTGGAAAGGAACAGGCTGAGAAGCGTATTCTTGTCTTCTATCATGCTCATCTATTGAGCACAGAATCCTGTGTGATTCTACAAAGTCTTCTAGAACAGGATGGATCTGATATTAGTATTTGGTGTACTTCGGAACACCCTCTTCCAATTCGTATTGCACATCATTTCAGAGAAATTGGAGTGGGTGGACCTGATCGTGCCTATGAAAAAATCAAGGAGAGGATTCAGATTGCGGGGGGCAATCCTTCTGCTCTCTTTGACCCCCAGACACTCTTTGACCAGGCAGTGCGACGACTTGCTCGGCCGACAAAACCGACTCTGGATGAAGTAGCAGGTATCCGTACCTTTATTTATGAATGCCTCATACGAAACATCCGATGGATCGAGTGCCTTCACCATTTGATGATCTCTTGTTTGCGACTCCCTTTATCGGAACCTCATCGCCTCGCAGCACTTAGAATATTAGCAAAGCAGGAGGGCTCCGCAGCAGGTCAGACCATTCCTAGTTATCGTATTCCGATGGCATGGGAGAGTACATTTATTCGTATGCGTGAAGCACTTTCTGGAGCCTTATCAGAGGAGGATGCAAGGCCTCAGAGTACCACCACTCCTGCGGGAATTAGTGGAGACAGTACGACTGCAACTCAAGCAGCCGGCACTGCAGTGGATACAGGAGGCGCCGCAACAGGACGACCTGGAGTGGCTAAAGCACGAGGCGGAAGAAGAAAGCCCGTATGATCGTCTTAAACTGCGGAGGCGCCTCTGGGAAGGATATCGTGCGGGAACTGTACGACTGGTCTGTAAAACATGTGGTCAGGCAAAGGTGATTATTCTTCATGAAGCAAATAGACCGTGCCCCGATATCTGGACAACATGGGGTCGGATTTTTCAGTTGTATGGTCGTGGAACCACACGCTGGCGTGTAGGCTTATTTGCTGCACGGATGCTGAGGACTTTGCCCTCTCCAGGACAACCCGTGGGTCCTGAACATGTGAACGGCGGATACACACTTCCTTGTAAACAGGATCGTATCATTATCTACAGGGAGGAGGAATGCACCCGAGTACTTCTTCATGAACTCTTTCATGCTGCATGCTCAGATAGACTCGCTTCACTACCACACATGGAGGCCGAAACAGAATCATGGGCAGAGTGGGTTCTAGTTGCTCTCGCAGCAGAAGGTAATCTTGAAGCGGCAGTGGCCCTTATGAAGAAACAGATACGCTGGATGAGTGCGCAACACAGGGTCTTACGAGCATTCTACAATGTCTCAAAGCCTGAGAATTTTGCATGGAGATATACACTAGGTCGTGAACACGCCTATCAGCGCCTTGGAGTTCATGTGCCAATTAGTCGCGGAACTTCATATGTAACTTCAAGCCGTCTCACTGCACCTGCGCTTGAACTATAATGATTTAAATAAACCCTTTGAAGAGCAGGCAATGAATCCTGACCCGTATCTCTACAAAGAGACACTGGTCTGGACAATGACTAC